AGCGAAATCAATGTATTTTCCCAGGCCTTGCCGATACCGGCACCCGTAGCTCCGCCAGCGGATGCAGAGCAGGAGCTTATAGAGGAGGGCCTGGTCGATACGGATCCGGTAAAGGTTGAAGATCCTTACCCCTATGCGATTGTACGCGTCCAGGAGGGCAAGATCGAAACCATAGACGGAGCCCAGAGCGTAGCAGCGTTTATTATTCTGGGAGTTTACGACGAAAGCTTACAGAACCAGGGACACAAGGACGTCCTGAACATGATACAGAAAATATATGAGCGTTTCGCAAAAAACGCCATATTAGCCGGTAAATACGAGCTTCTGCACCCGATAGAATGGACCTTGCAGGATGAGGAAAGTTACCCGTATTTTATCGGCGGAATGGCTTTAAATTTTGGTACATTACCGATCAGAAGGGAGGATCCATATATATGAGCACCAAGAAAACCACAGCTACAGAGGTGGAGGAAACTGCAGCCGTAACGGCAGCAGGGGAAGTCGCAGCGACGGCCGCAACGGCAGAAACCGCGGCGGCAGCAGAGCCGATGGCATACTTAGGGCCGGACCTTAAGAATGTTGCTATTAACGGCACTGTTTACATCGGCGGCCTTCCGGCAGCATTGCAGGCGAAAATCAAGGAAGTACCGGCCATTAAGGGCCTGATCATTCCTATTTCCGGCATGGCAACCGCAGGAGTAGCAATCAGAACCCAGGGAACGGCCCTCAATAATTTATATAACGCCGTTTCCGCCAAGCTGCAGGAGCAGCAGAAGAACAGATAAGGAGGAAGAATGAGATGGCATATAACCATGGAGTAAGAGTCCTCGAAAACCCGACCAGTTTAAGCACGCCGCGCAACGGTACGGCCGGGCTGCAGGTTATTGTCGGCGTAGCGCCGGTAAACCTTGCCGAGGATCCCTACGGCGCCACCAACACACCGAAGCTGGCTTATAGCTTCGCAGAGGCAAGCGCGGCCGTAGGATATTGTGACGATTTTGCAAATTATAATATTTGCGAATCTATCGACGCATCTTTCAGAGTTCTGAACATTGCGCCGATTGTACTTATTAACGTACTCGATCCCAAAACGCACCGCAAGGCGCTGGCGGAGCAGACGCTTACCGTAACAGAGGGGCAGGCCGTAGTAAAAACCTTCGGAGTGCTGGCCGATACGCTGGTCGTAAAGACCGGCGACCGCACAATGGAGGCCGACGCCGATTATTTAGTAACTTTTGACGATGACGGCATGGCGGTCATTACCCTGGTAGATGCGACCGGTATTACAGATCTTACCGTTTCCGGCTATGTTATCGATCCTTCGATGATTACCTATAAGGACATTATCGGAGGCTACAACGTAAGTACCGGCGAGGAAAAAGGCATGGAGGTTATCCGCCACGTTTTCCCGAAGTTGCAGCTTACCCCCGGCCTCCTGGTTAGCCCCGGATGGAGCAAGCAGCCCAACGTAGGGGCGGCCATTGCCGCCAAGTGTACCGGAATTAACGGCGTATTTTCTTGCGAGGCGGTCGTAGACCTTGACACGACCGAGGAGAGCGGCGCCCGCAAGTACACCGACGTTCTGACCGTAAAGCAGGCTTCCGGCTTCGTAAGTGAGCACCTGGACGTCGAGTGGCCATGCGTAAGGATCGGAGAGAAAATTTACCACGCCAGCGCAATCAAGGCGGCTTTGATCGCCTACATCGATGCAGGCAACGATGACGTGCCTAACCTGAGCCCTTCCAACAAAGCGGTGGGTATTTCCGGCCTTTGTCTTGAGGATGGGACCGAGGTTATTTTAGACGAGGAGCGGGCCAACGTAGTGAACAGCTATGGCGTATGCACGTTTAACAATTTCTCCGGATGGACAACCTGGGGGAACAATACGGCCATTTACCCGACTTCCAGTGATCCGAAAGACCGCTGGCTTTGTTGCCGCCGCTTCTTTAGTTGGTGGGGAAATTCCTTTATTTTGACCTACCACGAGCGGGTGGACAATAACAACAGCCCGCGCCTGATTGAGGCCGTTGTCGACGATGAAAACGTAAAGGGCAATTCCTACGCAGCCCAGGGCAAGTGCGCCGGGGCCTATATCGAATGGCGGGAGGACGAGAACACGGTAAACAATATTATGGACGGAAAAATGCGATTTTTGCACCATCTGGCACCCTGGACTCCGGCCGAGGATATCCTGGACGTTTTGGAGTTTGATCCGGAGCTTTTGGAAGCAGCATTTACGGGAGGTGAATCATAATGTTAGCAACGAAAATTAACGCCTACAATGTTTACAACGCAGGCACCAAGCTGGTCGGAATTTCCGACGAAGTAACCCTGCCGGACTTCGAGGCATTGACCGAAACAATCAGCGGCCCCGGCTTCCTGGGAGAGATTGACGAGCCGCTTTTAGGGCACTTTGGGGCTTCGGAAATTGAAATCCCGTTTAGAACCTTAAACGAAGAAATGTTCGGACTTCTGGCCCAGGGAAGCGCCGTAAACCTTACTTTACGGATGAGTACCCAGGCTATTCAGGAATCCACTATGGCAACCGACTTTATGCCGAGCCGGGTGGTTATTAAGGGTAAGAGTAAAGGCTTTACGGGTGGCAAGGTAAAGCAGGGCAACGGAACCGGATCCTCGGTCAAGGTTGAGATCATTTATATTTTGATCGAAGTAAACGGCAAAAAGAAATTTGAGCTTGATAAGCTCAATTTCGTATACAAGGTAAACAATGTTGACCTTCTGGCGAAGGTAAGAAAGCAGGTGTAAGAATATGGATAATTTAAAGGTCTTGAGCAAGCAGGAAACAGAGGTCACGGAACCCGCAACGACGGCCGCAGCAGATCCGGAGGAGAACAAGTATTTAATTAAGTTCCGCAAGCCGTTTGTGTGGGAGGACAACACCTACACAGAGATCGATTTAAGCGGCTTAGAAGATATGAGCGCCAGAGATATGATCCAGGCGCAGCGCACGATGGAGCGGTCCGGCAGTATCAACGTATTGCCGGAAATGTCCTTAGAGTACGCCTGCATTTTTGCCAGCAAGGCAACTAAGATGCCGGTCGAGTTCTTCCAGGCGCTGCCCCCGAAGGAAGCAATCAAGGTTAAGAACAAGGTTACAAATTTTTTCTACGGCGAGGATTAAAACCGACAGACGGCTCACATCTTCGCAAATTAACGGTTAGACTTTCCATTTTGATGAGGACAGGCCTCGATACCATCGAGGACCTGTCTATTTTTGAGCTCATAGAAGTATCGAAGGAGGTGGCGGAGGCGTATGGCAAGTAGCAGTAAAGAGCTTGAGCTTGCTATAAAAATAGCGGGTAAAGTAGAGTCTTCCTTTACGGGCGCCTTGAGCGCTGCCGGGAAGGGAATTACCGGACTTACGAAAACCATGACCGCCGCAACCGCAGCGGCCGCAGCAGCGGTCGGAGCAATAGCCGTCGCCGCTGTAAATGTTGGTAAGGAGTTTGAGAGCGCCATGAGCCAGGTCCAGGCGACGATGCTTCTTGATACTTCCACCGAGGAGGGCGCGGCAGCCTACGCGACACTGGAGGAGGCCGCCAGAGAATGCGGCCGTACAACGGCTTTCTCAGCCACGGAGGCGGCCGAAGCCTTAAACTACCTGGCCCTCGCCGGTTACGACGCCGACAAAGCAGCGACGGCGCTGCCTACGGTTTTACGGCTTGCGGGGGCGGGCGCTATGGACCTGGCGGCGGCCAGCGACATGGTAACGGACAGTATGTCCGCCTTGCAAATTGAAGCTACGGAAGCGAATCTAAACAGCTTCGCCGATCAGATGGCCCAGACAGCGTCAAAAGCCAATACTTCCGTAGCACAATTAGGTGAAGCAATTTTAACAGTAGGTGCTACCGGCGCCAACCTTGCCGGAGGCACAACGGAATTAAACACCGCACTCGGCATCCTTGCAGACAATGGCTTAAAGGGAGCAGAAGGCGGAACCCATTTAAGAAATGTTATCCTTTCTTTGCAGAGCCCCACGGATAAAGCGGCGGAAGCCCTTAATAATATGGGGGTTAGCGTATATGACGCCCAGGGCAACATGAGAGGCCTCAATGATATTTTTGGGGACTTGAATACTGCTATGGCCAGCATGACGCAGGCAGAGAAAGATAACATTATAAGCACCATTTTTAACAAGACAGACCTTACATCGGCAAACGCCTTGCTGGCGAATTGTACGGACCGATGGGACGAGCTATCCGCAGCCATTGAGAACAGCGCCGGAGCTTGCGAGGATATGTACGCAATTCAGCTTGATAACCTGGATGGCGATATAAAAATCCTTCAATCCGGACTTTCCGATCTGGGAATCAGCATTTACCAGGATTTAAACGGGCCGCTACGTTCCATGACGCAGCTTGCAACGGACATGGTCGAGGAATTGAGCGCAGCATACAGCGAAGGCGGCTTAGAGGGCATGGTCGGAGCAGTAGGCGGCTGCCTGTCCCAGGCCGTAGACGTTATAGCGGGTTACGTTCCGCAGGTTGTTTCTATGGGCGTAAACCTTATAAGCAGCTTCGTCCAGGGAATCGCAGACAACGCGGGCGCCCTTGCAGATGTAGGAGCCCAGGCACTGACCGTTTTTATAGACGGTCTTTTTTCATTGGTTCCCCAGGTTTTACTGGCGGGGATCGATATTATTGTGCAGTTGGCCGACAGCATTTCTGGCCAGCTACCGACACTTATTAACAATGGCACACTTGCAATCACAAATTTTGTAAGCGGTATAACGCAGCGCCTACCCGTTATTATTTCTACGGCGCTTACACTGGTACAGACTCTAGTAAGCAGTATAGGAGCCAACGCCCCGATGCTTATCTCGGCAGCGGTACAGCTTATCGGCAATTTGATTATAGGGCTCGTTTCAATGTTGCCCCAGTTATTGCAGATGGGAATACAGCTTATTTTGAGTTTGGTACAGGGAATTTTATCGAACCTACCGCTTATTTTGCAAATGGGCGTACAGATTATCGTAAGCCTTGTAAACGGCCTCGTTTCGATGTTGCCGATGATTATACAAGGCGGAATACAGTTAATAGTAAGCCTTCTGCAGGGCATTATTCAGAATTTGCCCGCGATTTTGCAGGCCGCCGTACAAATTGTACTGGCCCTGATTACGGGCTTAATTTCAGCCATTCCGCAGCTTATCGCAGCTATTCCGCAGTTGATTGCGGCTATTATAGATACGATTTTTTCAACGGATTGGCTCCAGGTAGGCGCGGACATGATCGCCGGAATTGCAGACGGCTTTATTTCCGGGTTCACGAGCCTTGTGGACAGCGTAAAGGGGCTATGGTCCGATTTTACCGGCTGGCTATTTGGTGACGGGGACGACGACGCGGCAGCGGCCGCATCCGGAGAAGGCGTGGCCACCAGCTACGCAAGCGGTATTACTTCAAATTCAGAAGCAGCGACAGCGGCGACAAATTCCATGATTGCGTCCAGCTTTTCAGCAACAGACTACTCGGCAGCGACAGCAGCCGGAACGGCTGGAGCCAACGCTTACACGACCGGCCTTACGGAAGGCCTGGCTGGTTATACGTTTGACGCTTCCGGCATTGGACTGGACACCAGCGCGCTGACGACGAACCTTAATACCACCGGAGCCGAAAGCGGCTCGGCCTTTATGACGAGCCTTGACAGCAGCATCAGCGCCTATACGTTTGACGCTTCCAGCATTGGAATCGATACAAGCGCATTGACAGCCAACCTGCAGGCGGCCGGGGCGGCCGGAGGAGAAGCCCTTACTTCTGGGCTGAATACTTCTATGGCAGGCGCAACTGTAGACACGTCCGGCCTTGTAATTGACACTACTGGGCTAACAGCGAGCTTTACGGCAGCAGGAACGGAAGGCGCAGCAGCACTGGGCACCGGAATCAGTAACAACGCCGCCACAGTTACAACGGCGACCACTACCCTGGCGAATGAGGTAAACACGTCCTTAGACGCCGGATGGAGCGCGGCTCAGAGCAGCGCAGAAAGCGCTATGAACAATCTGGCCGCAACGGTTACATCGAAGGCACAGGCAGCGGCGCAGGCGGTAAAATCCGCTTTTGAGAATATGACTATAACAATCCCTAAGCCTCGCGTACCGGTTATCAGCGTTTCGACCAGTTCCGTTTCTTACGGGGAAGGCGGAAGCGTAAGCGTACCGCATTTTTCAGTAAGCTGGAACGCCCTGGGTGGCATTTTTGGAGAACCGACGATATTAAACACCGCAAACAATGGCCTGCAGGGAGTAGGCGAAGCAGGGGCGGAGGCAGTTCTGCCGCTTGATACTTTGTGGAGCAAAATGAAAAGTATTCTTTCCGACGCCATTCAGCAGAGCAGCGGCACCGGTATTATTGAATCGCTGCTGCAGAGGTTACAAAGCATCGGAAGCGGCGGAGGAGGCGGAGGCTATACGCCGGAATTTGCGGGAGCAGGAGGCCCGAACATTACCTGGTCGCCGACTTACAACCTTTACGGCAGCGCCGGGAAAGAGGAAGTAGCTGAGGCGGACAAGATGAGTCAGGCAGAATTTAACAAAATGATGAAGCAATGGCAAAGGGAAAACGATAGAACCAAGTTTTAAAGGAGGTTTGTGGGATGGCCAGAAAGGAAACCTATACCACGATCCAGGGAGATACCTGGGACAATATCGCGCTGCAGGTATACGGCGACGAAAGACATGCCGACTATTTGATGCAGAGTAATTATGCCTTCTTAGAAACCCTTGTTTTTTCCGCAGGAACCGTCCTTAGTACCCCGGCGCTGCCGGAGGAACGGGACGGCGATCTGCCGCCATGGCGAACCGAGGAAACCGGGGACGTAGATCCATACGACGAATAAGGAGGGTGCCATGGGGGCAAACACACCGAGGAAAGCGAAGGTAAATATTACATATACGCCAAAGGGAAAGACATCCACGCGGACAGCCGACCAGATGGCAGAATACGAGGAAGGCTTTTCTTATGTTGACGCAGCCACCGGTCAATCCGATACGATGAGCCTTAAGGTTTGCAATAAGGACCTTCGGTGGGCAAACAAGTGGCTACCGAAAAAAGGCGACAAGATGGTCGCAAAAATAAAGGTTTACAGTTGGGACGCAGCAGGGAAAGATCAAACTTTTACTTGCGGGAAATTCTGTTGTGATGACCTTACTTTCAGCGGGCCTACACTTATTTGCAATATCGGCGGCGTTTCCGTACCGGAGGGCCAGGCCTTCCGCAGTACGCAGCGCACAAAGACCTGGAAGAAAGTCACTATACAGGAGATCGCCCGGAAGATTGCGGCGAGGTACAGTTTAAGCCTCCACTACGAGGCAAAGAAAATCTATATTGCCGATATGGAACAGAGTAAGCAAACGGACTGCGAATTTTTAAATAAGCTTTGTGAGGACTACGGGCTTTATATCAAGGTCTATTACGGCAAAATTATTATTTACGATGTTGACACTTACGAATCGAAAAAAGCCGTTGCTACATACAGCATAGATGACTTTGAGTCCTGGAGCTACAATACGACGCTTACAGGGACTTATACAGGAGCAACGATCACATACACCAAAGGCGACAGCGATAACGAGCTGACGCTTACCGTAGGCAGCGGAAACCGGATTTTAAATATTAACGAGAAGGTGGACAGCCTATCTGACGCCCAGATCAAGGCCTGCGCCAGGGTAAACAAAGAGAACCGGAGCGCAGTTACGATGAGCGTCACCATAAAGGCGAATTTAAAAATTGTAGCCGGAGTTTGCATCCAGGTAAAGGACGCTTACAACCTTAACGGAAAATATTTTGTGGACAAGGTAACGCATAACATTGAGGCAGAAGGCGCCTACACAATGGACCTGGAAATGCACAAGGTCCAGAGCAAAATTAAGACGGTTACTAATTTTTCGTCCATTAAGCCGACCACGGCCGCAAGCAGCGGAGGCAGCAGCGACTCGCTGGCCGTAGGCGATAAAGTAATCGTAAACGGCCCGGCATATTACGCGGGCAACGGCGGCCGGAGTAATAGCTGCAGCAATATGACAATGTATATTACAGAAATTCTGGGAAGCGGCTATAAGTACCAATACGGAGTGGCCAAACGTAAGGGCGGCACCCGGTACGGCTGGTGTGCAAAAAGCAGCTTAAAGAAAGCATAAGGAGGCGGCAAGTATGGGAGATATACGAATCGGAAAAGTATCAAGCGTTGATTACGACAACGGCATGGTCCAGGTACTTTATACAGACCGCGACGGATCCGTTACAAAGGCGCTGCCGGTCCTTACCTTTAACGACGAATACAAGATGCCCCAGGTTGGCAGCTACGTCCTGGTCGCCCATTTAAGCAACGGCACAGAGGCGGGCTACATTCTGGGGAGCTATTGGAACGAGGCACACGCTCCGGCCAGCAGCGGGAAAGGCGTTTACCGGAAGGAATATGGCAGCAAACAGGGGGCGGCTTATACGAAGTACGAGGATGAGAACGCCACCCTGGAAATCCACGGCGACAATATTTTACTTACCGGCGCGGCCATTGACATTATAGGCGACGCCGTTTCTTTTGTTTGTGCGGCCGGAGAAATTACCGCCGCGCAAATTATTTCAAAATTCTCAGACCATGAAAAACGGCTTAAGGAAGTAGAAAGCAAAGTATAGGAGGCGAGGAGATGGCAATCGGAAATTTAGGAAGCCTTATCACCTTTGAAACAAACGATAAACGGATATTAAGCCCACAGAATTTTAAACGGGAAACTTCCGGGAGATGGGCGGATCATACCCGGATTGGCAAGAAACCCCTCCGCCAGTTCCTGGGGCCGGAGAATGACAAGGTAACTTTTACCATTAAGGTGGATGCCAGGCATGGCGTGAAGCCGCGAACAACCATAGACGCCATAGACAAATATATAAAAAACGGTACTCCGGCCAGCCTTGTGATCGGCGGAAAAAAGGTCGGAAGCAGCAAAATGACCGTAAACAGCAAGAGCGAAACCTGGGACGAGATATGGAACCAGGGCGAGCTTGTAAGGGCTTCTTTAGACTTGACGCTTGAGGAGTACCCAGGATAAGGAGGCGAGGAGGATGGCAAAGGTAGAATTTATCGGCTTCGACTACATAAGCGCCGGAATCGTAGCCGAGATAAAGCGGAATGTTACGGCGCTCCTTGAAACACCGGAAGGAACCTGCGCCGGGGACCGGTCTTACGGCATACCGCAGGATTTTGTGGGGATGCCGATAGGAGTGGCCCGGAACCTTGCGGCGTTGGCCGTTATTGACAAGCTGGAGGTCTATGAGCCGAGGGTAACGCTTCTGGAGGTTGAAACGAAAGCAGACACCGGAAGCGGTCATATTATCAACACCTATTACATCGGACCAAACGAGGACTACGAAGCAGAGGATGCCGACAACGGAGATGAGGAGGCGGAAACATGACAGATGCAGATATTTTAGAGAGCATAGATAATTTACCGGACATTAGCTTTATTGACAATATAACATTAACGGACGTGCAGGCGTTGATCCTTAACGCTTTCTACCGTTTTTACGAACAGATCACCGGCAAAAGAATCACGCTGGCCAGGGCGGATCCGTACCGCGTTATGATGCTGGCTTGCGCGCAGATTATTTACCAGGGCCTGCAGCAGGTAGACAAGGCCGGGAAGATGAATTTTCTCAAGTACGCCTATGGCGATTACCTTAAGAATCTGGCCGCATTAAAAAAGGTATTTGAGAACGAACCGGAGAAGGCGTCCGTAAAGGTACGATGGAAGCTGGCGGAGCCCAGGGAATCCGCAACGCCCATCCCGGCCGGGAGCCGCGTTACGGCAGACTACGCTGTCTACTTTGAAACCGGAGATTATACGGAAATCCCGGCCGGAGAAACGGAGCTTACCGTCGTTATGTATTGCACCGAGGCCGGGGAACAGGGAAACGGATATATGGCCGGAGAGCTTAGTGTAATGGTTGATCCGGTGGCCTTTATT